TGACGAATGGAAGATGGTCTTCCGTGAGCAGAAGGGTATTCCCCGCAATTACCATGAAGAACCCGTTCTTTATGGTTTTGGCGCGGCTCCTGAACTGCCTGACGGCACGGCTGTGACGTATCAGTCGGGTGGCGTCCTCTTCCTCGCACGATACATCTACAAGGTGTATGGCTTGGCCTTCGCTCTCACGAAGGTTCTCGTGGAAGATGGCGATCATATCTCGATTGGCCGGACCTATGCCGAGCATCTTGCTCGTTCTCTCATTGAGACGAAAGAGACGCTGGGTGCAAATATCCTCAACCGTTCGTTCAATCCTGCCTTTCCGGGCGGCGATGGCGTATCGCTTGTTGATACAGCGCATCCGATTGCAAACGGTCAGACGTTCTCGAATGAACTTGCAACGGCGGCTGCTCTCTCGCAGACATCGCTTGAGCAGATCCTCATTCAGATCCGTCAGGCTGTTGACAACAACGGCAAGAAGATCCGTCTTGAGCCTAAGAAGCTCGTTGTTTCGCCTTCAAATTACTTCCAAGCTGAAGTTCTTATGAAGTCGGCTCTCCGCACGGGGACCAATAACAACGACATTAACCCATTGGTTTCGACCAATGTGTTGTCTGGTGGTCAGGCAAACCTGTCACGTCTCACATCGACGACGGCATGGTGGGTCCAGACCGATGCTCCAGAAGGTCTCAAGCTCCTCATGCGCCGCAAGCTCGAAAAGAGCATGGAAGGCGACTTCGAGACAGACTCGATGCGTTACAAAGCGACAGAGCGTTACATCTTCGGATGGACCGATCCTCGCGGTGTATACGGCACACCGGGCGTCTAAAAAACACACAGAGGGGGTGGCGCAAGTCGCCCCCTTAGTGCATTATGCAAACTTCTGAAACGTCAAGCTCTTCAAGGAGAAGACAATGGGACAGCAATCTGATGATCTCTGGATGGGTAATGCGACTGGCCCCCAGACGAATAGCTGGGCAGGCCCCGGCACAATCGGCCGCGGCGTCGGCCCGATGGGTCGCGTTTATATTTTTGACATCGTTCCGGCAGCAGCCGCAGCAAATTCTGTTTGCGCTGCACAATCCGTTGCTGGCGCTGGTGCGCTGACAATCAACGGAGTGGATGCTTCGGGTGGTGTTGCAACTCTTGATTATGCCCGAACGGTCAACATCGACACGTCGAGCGCAAACAACACGACGCAGGTTATCACCGTCACGGGAACAGACTATTGGGGTCAGGTCCAGACGGAAGCCCTCACATGCAACGGCACAACGACCGTTAATGGCGACAAGGCTTTCAAGACCATCACGTCGGTTACGTCAAACGCAGCTTTGACGGGAACAATCACGGTTGGCGACAACGACACATTTGGCCTTCCGTATCGCGTTACGGATGCTGGCTACCTTCTCAGCGTTGGTTGGAACAACACGCTCGCTCGTGATGCAGGCACATTCGTTGCTGCTGACACGGCGACGGCAAACGCCACAACCGGCGACGTGCGCGGCACATACACGCCTTCGTCTGCTGCTGATGGCTCCAAGCGCCTTGTTATTGCCATTGGCATGACGGCCCTTCAGGCTGGCCCGCAGGCAACGCAGACGGCAGCAATCGGTGTCACTCCGGCTTAATTGAGCAGGGGGAGTATAGCCTCCCCCTCCTTTTCACAGGAGAGATACCATGGTTGATGCAGTCACATCACAGACGATTTTGGATGGCGACCGTCTCGCCATTTTTAAATTTACGAACATTTCCGACGGAACAGGCGAAGCGGCGGTCACAAAGATCGACGTATCGACGCTTGCGCCGGATCAATACAACAAGCCCTGCACTGGCTGCAAAATCAACAAAGTCTGGGCTTTGACGCAAGGCATGTCCGTTCGCATCCTTTGGGACGCAACGACAGACGTTCCGTGCATTATTGTTCCGGAAAACCAGATGTATAAAATGTGCTTCGATGAGTTTGGCGGTCTCAGCAACAATGCTGGTGCTGGCAAAAACGGAGACGTTTTGTTCACAACTGGCGGCGCAGCTTCAGGCGACACCTACACAATCGTTCTCGAAGTCATCAAAACATACGGATAAGATCATGGCTAAGACACCGGCTTGGCAGAGATCAGAGGGGAAGAACCCCAAAGGTGGCCTCAATGCCAAAGGCCGCGCATCTTATAACCGTGCAAATCCGGGCAAGCCGGGGTTAAAACCCCCGGCTCCCAAGCCCAAGACCGAGAAAGACGCTGGCCGCAAGAAGTCGTTTTGCGCCCGTATGGAAGGCCACAAGAGGAAAAACACAAGCGCGAAAACAGCAAGAGACCCGAAAAGCAGAATCAATTTGGCGTTAAAAGCATGGAATTGTTAACTTGCACAAAATGCAAAGAAGCTAAGCCGGGGAACCCCGACTACTTCCCATTGCATAACAAAAAGAAAAACGGGCTTGATAGCTGGTGTCGCTCTTGTCGTTCGACATACAGAAATGAAATTCGTCGCGGCGCTTACCGCCATTCTGTTGCTGATGATGATTTAAAAGTTATCATTTCGACAACGCATGAATGTGTAATTTGCGGCGATTCTGGTAAACTGGTTGTAGATCACGACCATAAAACTGGCGCTGTCAGGGGTATGTTGTGTTCAAGCTGCAACCTTGGATTAGGAAAGTTCAAAGACGATCCTGATCTTCTTGAATATGCGCGGATTTATTTGCTTTCTGCAAATGGGTCTAAAGAAGCAGACACTTACTTAGAAAACGGTTTGCAATGAAAAAGCCATTCTGGGAAACCAAAAGCCCGAAGAAAGAAAGCAAGAAGCTGTCACCGGCACAAAAGTCGGCGGCAAAGGCTCGTGCTTCCAAGGCCGGTCGGCCGTATCCAAATTTAGTCGATAACGCTGCTGTAGCGAGGAAAAAGAAATGAAGGGCTTCAAGGTCATGAAGAATGCGCATGGCGGGAAAGTCCGTCGTTACGCCGAAGGATCCGATGGTGGCGTGAAAGCCGAAAAGATGGAAGACGGTTCCCAGCAATGGGTTCGCGGAAAAACGCGCAAAGAAAAAGACGACACCATTTCCAAGTATACAAAATCAGAGCTTGATAAAAGCTCTAAAATGACTGGTTCAAAAGACCATGAAAAATACATGGAAAGCGGTAAAAAATTTCGCTCTTTAACCGAAGCAAGGCGAGAAAATATGCGCAAATCCAATATGGAATTGCCTTTTGCATATGCCAAAGGTGGCAAGGTTCATCGCTTTGCTGAAGGTGGTCTTGGAAGCAAAATGGGGCCTCCTGACGAGTATGAGACAGACACATTTTCAACGCGCAAAAAACCAGCGCCTTCTCCCAAAAAGCGTCGCACTTTTGGTGAGGTAATTGAAAATGCGCGTGAGTATTATATGGGTCCAAGAAAAGGCAGAAAAGGCACATATACTCCGCCAAACATGGATGAGGCTGATGCCCAGATTCGCAAAATGATTGATAGCGGTGAGTATAAGAAGGGCGGCAAAGTCAAAGGTGGCAAAGTCGCAAAAGTCATGCGTGAATTTAAGTCTGGAGAACTTCACTCTGGCAAAAAAGGTCCGGTTGTAAAAAGCCGGAAACAGGCAATTGCCATTGCTCTCTCTGAAGCTGGCAAATCAAAGAAGGGTTAATGCCATGAAGAAACCTGTCAAAAAAATGGGTGGTGGGTCAATGACGCGCCCGGCGATGCCAAAGCCAAATGCAAAGGCAATGGAAAACGCCAATCCGAACGCTCGTTTTAAGCGTCCAGATGTCACGACTATGCCTATTTCGCCTCCGATGAAGAAGCCCGCAACAGGCGGCCCAATGCAGCCTGCCCGCCCGGGTATGCCAGCGATGCCTCGTTCAATGGCAAATGTTAAACCTGCAATGCCGATGCGTCGTGCAAAAGGCGGAATGGCTAAAGGCAAGAAAAAATAATGGCTACCAGCGGGACGGTATCAACGACAGTCTTCAACACCAACAACATTCTGGACCAAGCGTTCAGGCGTTGTAAGGTGCAGCCATCAACCGTGTCGTCTGAAATGCAGCAGACGGCACTTGATAGCCTGTATCTGTTGATCTCGTCCCTCTGCAACCGCGGCCTCCAGCTTTGGACGGTCGAGCGTCTTGTTCTGCCGTTTTATCTGGGTAACGTAAATGTTCCATTCCCGGTCGGGACGATTGATCTGCTCAATTCAAATTACCGCACGTTGAGCCGATATAACGGCACAATGACGGCAAGCTCTGGCGTTGCTGATCTTTCCGATGACGGGAACCTTGAATCGGCAACCACGCAGACATCGCCAAACGGATGGATCAAAAACGATCTTGGATCGCAACAGATCGTCACGTCCCTTGGCTTCAATATGAAAACGGCCGGAACGTATAATATCATTGTGTCATACAGCAATGATGACGTGACATATAAAGATGTCCTTATGCCCGGAAGTGTTTCATATGAAACAGGTGAGTGGCACTGGTATGACATCAATCCGTCCGTGGCTGGCCGCTATTGGAAGATGCGCGAAACCGGTGGCGCGACGCTTGATGTTGCTGAATTTGTCGTAGCAG